TACAAAAAATCCTTTTTCAACATTCGGATTAAATATTACAAATATTGATGGGGATACTTTCTTCTTTGAAACTTCGTTCTTAAATAGTGATGTTAATTATGTAACCAAAGTATTTGGTCAATCTAATTTTGCAAAACCAAGAAAGTCGGTTCCTTTGTTTATTGAGGAAGTTTATCAAACTCTTTTAACTTATGGATACAGAAAAGGTTATATTAGAGGTTTAAGTTGTGAATTGATTGCTTTACCTGATGCAAGACAAGGTCTTGACCCAACATCAATTGCATTCTATCTTGAGCAATATCAAACACCTTCTTCACCTTGGGTTGTTTCTGAATTGAGGGGTAATAAAGTTTATAATCTATTCAAGTTCATGACAATCGCTGATGGTGATGCTGCTAACACAGAAGTTAAAATTTCAATTATCAACATTTCTTTTGATAATGGTACTTTTGACTTGTTAGTTAGAGATTTCTTCGATACTGATTCGGCACCAACTGTAATTGAAAAGTTCACTAATTGTAACATGAACCCTAACGATAATAACTTTATCGGTAAAAAAATAGGTACAAGTAATGGTGAATATGAACTTCAATCTAAATATATTATGGTAGAAATGAATGAAGATGCTCCAATAGATGCTCTTCCTTGTGGTTTCTTAGGATATACATTTAGAGAATACGCAGGTGCTAGACCACCATTCCCAATATATAAAACTAAATACGATTTCCCTGGTGAAGTTGTATATAACCCACCTTTTGGTACATCAACAGGTACTGATGATGCAACAAGAAGTGCGGGTGATAATGTACGTAGAACTTATTTAGGTATTTCTGACACAATAGGTATTGACCAAGATTTTTACTATTATAAAGGAAAACAATTACCGTTGAATATCTGTACAGATACTACTGGTGATGATTGGGCTTACAGAACTAAAGGATTCCATATGGACATCAACGCAAGTGTAATCACCATTCCAAATGCGTTTGCTACAAGTGGGACACCAGCGTTCTATGTTGGTTCTGCACCATTTACAAGTGACCCTGATAGTCCTGATAATCCATATTATAGATTATTCGCACGTAAATTCTCATTACTTGTGAACGGAGGTTTTGACGGATGGGATATCTATAGAGAATACAGAACTAACCAAGATAGATTTGGATTAGGTAAAACAGGTTATTTGAGAGGAGCTTGTGCGTCTCTTAAATACCCAACAGCGACAGGATGGGGAGCATTCAAACAAATATCTGTAGGTGATAATACTTCAGATTGGGCAAATACTGACTATTACGCTTACAAATTAGGTATTAGAACATTTGCAAACCCTGAAGCGGTTAACATTAACGTGTTTGTAACTCCAGGTGTAGACTATGTAAATCATTCAGATATTGTTGAGTTTGGTATCGATGTTATTGAAAATGACAGAGCGGATTCAATTTATATCTGTACAACACCTGACTACAATATGTTTGTTCCTTCTGCAAGTGATATGTTAGACTTTATTTATCCACAAGAAGCGGTTGATAATCTTGACCAAACAGGAATTGATTCTAACTATACTGCAACTTACTACCCTTGGGTATTAACAAGAGATTCTGTTAATAATACACAAATCTACTTACCACCAACAGCGGAAGTTACAAGAAACTTAGCCTTAACCGATAATATTGCATTCCCTTGGTTCGCAGCGGCAGGTTACACTCGTGGTATCGTAAACGCAATCAAAGCACGTAAGAAGTTAACTCAAGAAGATAGAGATATCCTTTACAAAGGAAGACTCAATCCAATTGCAACTTTCTCAGATGTTGGAACTGTAATTTGGGGTAACAAAACTTTACAAGTTAGAGAGTCAGCTCTTGATAGAATTAATGTAAGAAGATTGTTGTTACAAGCACGTAAATTGATTTCCGCGGTTTCTGTTAGATTGTTATTCGAACAAAATGACGCAATCGTTAGACAACAATTCTTAGATGCTGTTAATCCTATCTTAGATGCGATTAGAAGAGATAGAGGTTTATACGACTTCCGTGTAACAGTTTCTTCAGATGCTGCCGATTTAGATAGAAACCAAATGACTGGTAAGATATATATTAAACCAACAAGAAGTTTAGAATTTATCGATATAACATTCTATATCACACCAACAGGTGCTTCTTTTGAGAACATCTAATATCAAACTTAAAATTAAAAACCCCCACCAAAAATGGGGGTTTTTTTATTTGTCTAATATTTATAATATAATATGAATAAAGACTTTATTATAAAAGAAGGTATTGGGGAAGATGAAACCCCGGATTTAAAGTACTATGCTTTTGATTGGGATGATAATATCCTTCAAATGCCCACAAAAATAATCTTAAAGGATAAGGATGGGGATGAAGTGGGTATGTCAACTGAAGATTATGCAAAATATAGACATACTATAGGTATAGAACCTTTTGATTATGAAGGACATAAAATAATTGGATATTCTGATGAACCTTATAAATATTTTGGGGTTAAAGGAAATAAACAATTTATTATCGATTCATTAATAGCAAAACCCTCAGCGGCTTGGGGTGATTTTGTTGAGGCAATAAATGGAGGTTCAATATTTTCTATTATAACCGCAAGGGGACATAATCCTGAGGTATTAAAAGAATCTGTTTATAATTTAATTATATCCAACAAAAATGGTATTAATTCTAATCAATTAATAAAAAGTTTAGAAAAGTACAGAAATTTAACTGATAGTGAAACATTATCAAAAAAAGATATGATTAGAGAATATTTGGAATTGTGTAAATTTTATCCCGTAACTTTTGGACAAGGTTCCGCAGCAAAACCTGAAGAACTTAAAGTTCAAGCAATGAAAGAATTTATTCAATATGTTAAAGAAAAATCTTCCGAGTTACAAAAGAAAGCTTATTTAAAGAATAAAGTATCTAATAAGTTTGTACCCCAGATAGGTTTTTCAGATGATGATTTAAAAAACCTAGAAAAAATGAAAAAACATTTTAAAAATGAACCAATGTTAAAAACATATTCAACACATGGAGGTATTAAAAAGAAATATTAACTGGATTCTAGTAAAGAATAATTTTAAAAAAATCAAAGTAAAGAGATAATTATTAATCTCGATATATTTATAGAGAAATAAACAAACAAAAATAAAAATTTAAAATAATATTACAATGGCTGATTTACTAATGAAAATGCCGATTCCTTATGAACCCAAAAGACAGAACAGGTTCATTTTAAGATTTCCATCCACTTTAGGAATAAATGAATGGTTCGTAGAATCTGCTTCAAGACCACATATAACAATTAACTCAACTGAAATTCAATTCCTTAACACATCTACATATGTGGCAGGAAGATTCACTTGGGGAACTATAAACTGTAAATTTCGTGACCCTATCGGACCTTCAGCTTCTCAAGCATTGATGGAGTGGGTACGTTTATGTGCAGAATCAGTTACAGGTCGTATGGGTTACGCAGCAGGATACAAGAAAAACGTTGACTTAGAAATGTTAGACCCAACAGGAGTTGTAGTTGAGAAATGGATTTTAGAAGGTACTTGGTTACAAGACGTTAACTTTGATACTGTTGCTTATAATAGTGATGCTATTGCAAGTATTACTGCTGTTTTGCGTCCAGACCGTTGTATATTGGTTTATTGATTTTTTCAAATATTTTTCAAAAGTTCCATATACTATTTATGGAACTTTTTTTATTTTTAGTAATGTTAATACTTATATATAATGACTGCCGATGATAACAACATTAGTGGTTTTACTTGTTTTACATGTGGTAAAATTTTTCAAACAGAGGAAGAATTTAAAAACAGACACAAAAGAAAAGTAAAATCAGAACTAATCTTACCGAATGAAGAAATCTCAAAAGATTCATCTAAAAATACAAATAGTATTGATTTATCGTCATTATGAATTAAAATTTAAAATAAAAGAGTATTATGGATAAAAGTTTATTCGATGCCGGAACGGCTGATTTCAATTTACCACACGATGTGGTATCATTACCAACACAAGGGGTATTTTATAAATCAAAGAAAAAATCTGTTAAAGTAGGTTATCTTACTGCAAATGATGAAAATTTGTTAATTAGTGCGAGTAGAAATCCATCTAAAGATGGTATCGTGTTAAATTTATTAAGAAATAAAATATATGAACATGATTTACGACCTGACGAATTATTAGATGGTGACATTGAAGCTATCCTAATATTTTTAAGAAATACTTCTTTCGGTCCTGAATATAAATTTTCAATTACAGACCCTTCAACAGGTAAACCATTTGATAGTGAAATACTTTTGGATGAATTAAATATTAAACAAGGTACAGTTAAACCTGATGAAAATGGTTTATTTACGACAACATTACCTCGTTCAGGTGCTCAAGTTAAAATTAGACCACTTAGTTTTGGTGAAGTTATGGAAATCGGAAGACTTGAAGAACAATATCCTGTTGGTAGAACTGCACCGACAGTTACTTGGAGATTAAATAAACAAATACAAGAAGTGAATGGAGACTCTGATAGAGGTGTGATAAGTCAATTTATTGATTCGTTACCAATTATGGATTCAAAACATATCAGAAAGTTTTTAAAAGATAACGTTCCTTCTTTAGACTTAACAAGAAATATTATAGCCCCGTCTGGAGAAAAGGTAACGTTTGAGATTACCTTTGGGGTGGACTTTTTTCGGCCTTTCTTCTAAATATAACCAAGTTTTAATTGACGAATATCGTATTCTGTCAAAGTTTAATGGAGTTTCATATTCCGACTTCTTAATCCTGCCTGTTTATTGGAGAAAATATATGATTGATAAAATCATAGAGGAAAATACACCAAAAACATAAAATTGATATTTATTATAAAATAATATAAATATGGCAGATGATGCACTTGAAAATGCTGGTAAGGAAAGTGTTAAAAGTTGGAAATCAATTGGAGATTTAATAAAAACTGAAATAACATCAAGTACAAAAGGGTTACTTGATGTTGTTTTAGAAGTAGATAACGCTGCAAGAGACCTTTCTAAAAAGTTCGGTCTTGGTGATGAATTAATCCAATCAATGAAAGTTGGATTAACTGATGCAACACAACAAGTTGCTAGACTTGGTGGTAGCTTTAGTGATATTTCTAAAATGCAGACTGAAGTTGCTGGTGTTTTAGGTAGAAATGTTATCCTTAGTTCTGATTTATACTCAAAATTATATGCGGCATCAGAAGTTACAGGTAAGAGCGGTAAAGAAATTGTAGAGGCGTTTAGAAACGTTGGAACATCATCATTCCAAGCGGTTGAAGGTATGAAAGAAGTTGTTAATGTTGCGAGAAGTCAAGGTGTTAATGCTCAAGCTGTTAGTGGGGAGGTTTTAAAAAACATGGACCAAATGAACAAATTCACATTCCAAGGGGGTGTTGAAGGTTTGGCAAAAATGGCATCACAAGCTGTTGGATTAAGAGTTAATATGGAAAGTACATTGAAAGTTGCTGAAGATTTATTACAACCAGAAAAAGCAATTGAAATGGCGGCGTCTTTACAAAGATTGGGTGTTGCACAAACAGATTTATTAGACCCTTTACGATTAATGGATTTGGCACAGAATGACCCCGCAGAACTACAAAATCAAATTGTTAAAATGACACAACAATTCGTACAACTTAACGAAAAAGGTCAATTTGAAATCATGCCGCAAGCTAAAAGACAATTAATGGAAATTAGTAAAGAGATGGGTATTAGTTACAATGAATTAACTAAAATGGCTATAGGTAGTTCTGACTTAGATAAAAAAATGAGAGAGATTGATTTTAGTGGTTTAAAAATAACAGAAGACCAACAAAAAATGATTGCTAATATGGCCGAAATGGGTGAACGTGGGGTATATGAAGTACAAGTATTTGATAAAGATAAAGGAGAAATGGTGAAGAAGGCGGTAAGTGAATTACGTGATGAAGATGTTGAATACTTAAAGAAAGCTGGCGAACCAAAAACATTAGAAGATTTAACGTTACAACAGTTAAATGTATCTGAAAGTATACTTGCCGCGATAAAAGATGTTTTTGCACCGCTTAAATATGGGTTAGCAACCTCAAAACCTGCAGGAACTTTAGTTGAGGCCGGTAAAGGACTTGTTAGAACTGGTTCGGATATATTAACACCTGAATCTGTCACACCAAAATCTGTTAGAGAAATAACTGATAAATCACTTAGTGAAATAACTAAGTCATTAACTGAATTAATGTCAGGTAAAGGTAGTTTAGAATCATTTATCGATGCGATTGGAAAAGTAGAAAAAGGACTAGTAAATTTTGGTGATAATGCCGGTATAGAAATATTCAAATCAATAGATAAAAATATTGCGGAAGCCGCAAAATCTAGTGATATGTTTGGAATTTTAATTAATTACTTTAAACAAACACTAAATAATGAATTTAAGGGTTCTCAAACAACAGGACCTATGATGGAAAAAAATGTAAAAGACGCTATTATTATTAATACATTACCTGAAGATACAGTAAGAGAAGTTAATGGATTAGCGATTGGTACTAATTTAGGTGGTGGATTACCGACAGAACAAAAAATAATGGGTAGTGTTGATGTTAATTTAAATATTAGTTTAAATTCAAATAACTCAAATGTGTCATCTAATGATATTATAGAAGCTATGAGAAATGGTGGAGTGCAACAACAAATTATAACTTCAATTACTGATGCTATTAATAATGGAATGAAAGGTAATGTTAATCCACAATTAAATCCTTATTCGGCAAATCCATTATTAAGTGTTTAAAAAAATCCAATAACGACCTATTTATTGTAAAAAGAGTAAATGCCAGATAGTGTTTTATCATTTGCGAATAGTGCTACTTTTAGGGATACTTTATTAGCTAGAAATTTACCTCCGTATACTGTTACGGGGGTTTACAGTTCACCACCTAATTCAGTAAATTATGAAACTAATTTAACAGTATCTAATGTTATAAATTCACCCGATGAATTTATTTCACAAGACCCGTTTGCTCAACAATTATATCCATTAAATCAATATGGTCCTGATGGAGGTTATAATATACAAATTACATATAATAACCCCCCATTACCTGTATCATCTAATAGTGGTGAATATGACCCAAATGACACTAAGTTAGATTTAGTTAATGAATTTTTCATTGATGCTGCGTATATAGAAAACGTTTATGGTCCTAATGGTGGATTCCAAAATATGGTTACTATAACAAGTATCCAAAATAATAATAGGATTTATGCTCCTTATTGGGACCCACCAACGTTTATACCATCTTCATACAGTCCTTATACTATTTTGTTGTCGAATGACCCAACAGGTTCTGACGGATTATTATCTCAAGATTCATATTTGGCTAAAATTTCGGCACAAAATTTAAAAGATTTATTTAAAGCTAGAGTAGATGCTGAGATATATCAAAATACGGTAGGATTAGTTAATTTAGAAAGTCTTTCAGACCCATTTGAAGCGTCATTAATTGCAACGGGAAGAGAACCTTTAATATACAGAGATTATAGGATTACAGTTCCTGAATTTCCATTATTAAATGCTTTTGATTTCGCGACAAGATTGGCTAGTGCTTATTGGCCTGTTTCTTTTATACCTGGTGATTATTTCAATGAAAATGTACCAAACGCTCAGTCACAACAAGTGTCAAACGCATTAAATGTTGTTAATCAATTAACAGGTGGATTTTTAGGTCCTATATTGAATTTTACGAGAAATCCATCGGAAATATTTTTAGCAAATACAGGTAATGCTCAAAGGTCATTCTTATTTAAAAATATTGATTATAACAGATATCAACCATCATATAATAAAAATTTTGGTGGATTATTAGGTGTTGCCCAAGGTTTAGTTAACTTAGCTGTTAGTTTAATAAACCC